ATGCACAACACCATTGTCGGATATATACGGAAAATACAAACTTTAGTCCGACGTGCTGGGCAATATAATTATGCGGTAGATACGACTTATGACGAAGTAGATTTGGATGTAGAACCAACATTTGCGGTTTTCCTCTCGTTGAATGAGATAACCCGAATCTATTACTATAAATTTGAGCATCAGGACAAACGAAAATCAAAAGAACGCATACGTGACCTATTTGTTATCGGTTGTTTTACGGCTCTTCGTTACTCGGACTACTCAACATTAACCAATCAGAATATGATCAATGGATTCATTGTAAAGCGTACTAAAAAAACGAACGTAGATGTCAAGGTACCCGCACATGACTACGTAAAAGAGATTTTTGAAAAATATGGAGGTGATATCCCATGTAGACTTAGTATCCAGCATTTTAATAAATACTTAAAGCTAGTAATGCGTGAAATCGGATTGGATGATAAGATTACTTATTCATATACCAGAGGCGGAAAGCTTCAGACGGTGACAAAGGAAAAATGGGAGTTAATAAGTAGTCATACGGCACGGCGTTCTGCGGCAACGAATATGTATTTGACAGGTCGCATGAAGACATTGGAGATTATGCGACTGACGGGACATCGAAGCGAACAGAATTTCTTCCGCTATATCCGGCTTACGAATGATGATACTGCTAGGAGTATCTCAGGAGATATGTTTTTTAGGAAGTAGTAACCGAACGTTTGCCCGGTACTAGGCAAACGTTTAAAAATACAAAAACGAAGTATGGGAAAAAGAACTTTACAAATAGATGTTATTGGTCCTGTTAAAGGGACTGATTTAGTGAAATGTAAATTGTATGCCGATGGACGGGTATGCGCATTTTGGACCACCCAGTCAAATTATGAAGCTTTAATGTATGATAAAATTTTCATCCGTGATGGCAAAACTGTTGATTCCGCTGGCGTGATAAATACTACTAATACCTTCATTGAAGAATAGAAACCAAAATAGTAAAGACATGAATAAATCAACAAACAAATACCGTCATAAATGGGTAGAGTCTTTCGATACTCCATTTGCCTATATATGTAGTAAGTGTGGTAAACATAAGATTAAAGAAACCATGTACACTGCGACTTACTATGATGAGAATATGAATCCACTTGGTAGTAAATCACCAGAGTGTGTCAGTAAACAACCTTCATAATCAAATAAATATGAGCAAAAAGATAATATTGGATGCCTGTTGCGGAAGTCGGATGTTTTGGTTTGACAAGAAGAATCCAAACGTTCTCTTTCAAGACATTCGGGATGCCGAATATACTTTATGTGACGGCCGCAAGCTGGAAGTTCATCCTGATGTGATTGCAGACTTTACCGAAATGCCATATCCGGACAGTTCGTTTAAGCTCGTCGTATTTGACCCACCGCATTTAGATAACGCAAATGAGGATGCGTATATGGCTCAAAAGTATGGAACGCTCCGACGGTTTAAGTGGCAGGAAGATATAAAGAAAGGGTTTGACGAATGTATGAGAGTGCTTGAACCAAACGGAATACTGATTTTCAAATGGAATGAAACACGTGTTCCAGTAAGTCGAATACTGGAGATTATCAATGAGCGGCCGTTATTCGGGCATAAGTCCGGGAAAGCATCTAAAACTCATTGGATGTGCTTTATGAAGTTATCAATTAACTAATAACAGTAAAGAAAGGAACATTATGGAAATACATAGAATGAAGCCGGAGAATCCTATTATCATTGTTGATGAAGCAGAGTTCGACCGAATTGACTCAATAGCCAAACTGAAAGAAGAAGAGGTAGAAAGACTTGCAGATGAGAAGTTCTTGAGACATGTTAAGAATAGTGGAGTTCACATGAGATTCCGTATTAATGGGGTGGAGAAGGTGATAAGGCAGGAAGTCCTTACTGAACTTAATTACGATGAGCGTGGGTGGCCGCAATCAATTTCTGAGGAAGTTAAGTATGCCATTGCTGACGATATTACTCATTATGTGAATAAGCATTTCGAACATTATAAAAATGATTGTAAAGAAATGGTAGAAAACGAATGGGGTAGACATAAGGCTAAGTATGAGAAAAAGATCAAGTATTGGAAATCTCTTTTTTTTATTACTTTTTTCGTGTTATTGGTTGAGTGTATTTATAGAATAATTCAATAAAAGATAGAAAGGAATTAAATCATGAAAGAATTTAGAGGAACTAAAGGTGAATGGTTAGTGGACGACATAGATGTTATATCTCGTGAAACAGGATTTGCCATTTGCCAAGTTTATGATGGATTGGATACCCATATTTCCGAAATGGATATGGAAGTAGTAAATGCAAATGCCCGACTTATGGCTACTGCTCCTGAATTGTTGGAAGCATTACAAGCAATGCTAGAACGATTTGATTACAAAGAGCAGTCTATCTATTCTTTTGCTGCCAAAGAAATTGATGTAGCAAAAGCAGTAATTAAAAAGGCTATTGAATAACCCTCAAAACATAAAACGGAGTGGATTAAACAAATACCTGGAACATGAATAGAATGAGATGGTTCGTCATCGGACTCCACCTATATGTATTTCCGCCAGAACCGGAAGTAGGAGACATCGAGGCTTTACACAACTGGATCCCACAAAAAAAAGGAATCATTGAGACGCTAAAATTCAGGTTTCACACCGGTATTTGGAGCTATACAGCAGGGAATATAAATTATCAATTTTAATTGCACTATCACTATTCTGCACTTAAGCATGGGAACCTATCAAGAAATATTAGACGAAGTTCTTCCTCTATACCGGCAAGATCCGGAACGCTTCATGCGTTTCTATCACGCCGTCAATAACATTCTTGCTACAATACCTGAAGGCAAGAGTATTCTTATAGCTGACCATTGTAAGCCTGCATCACGTGATCTATTCATTAAAATAGCTTGTATGTATATTATTGAAGAAACAACAAGGAAAGATGTCTTGGATGACTTTTTAGAGTTTTCTGACGATTATAGCAGCATTCGGCATGTGCCTAAATTAGTGCCGGCACATGTCCGGCCACACTTCTACTCGAATCGAAGATGAGTAGATTATCCCAATTTATTACTCTGTAAAGATACTAATTTTCACTGATATACGCAACATTATGACAACAAAAAAAGAGAATAAAATAATGGTAGTAATAGCCCAATCGAGCGATGACCGGGAACTATTCATTTCCCGCCTGGCCGTTCGGCTGGGTTTTGCCAAAGTCCCTTCGGACGCTAAAAAAATCATCCGCAAGGATATCTATTCCTTTGACCTGCCTACTGCCTACTTCATTCTCTGCAGTAACTACAACTTTCGCGGCTCTGTCATCACGACACAGCGGCTCTACGAGCTTGCCGCAAGGGGTATCTGTGTAGTCGTTGGCGTCAAGTCACTACCGCGTGAGTACGAATTGATATCGCAAGTGTTTTATCCTGATGATTTGCGCTAACATAAGTCGAATCATTTATTGCCCGGTGATGCTTCTGTATTACCGGGCTTTCTTTTTCCGTTCCCCTCGCCTCCCCTTCATTCATCAAGAACGTTTTGAACAAATGTGCAGGGGGAGAGGCGCCAAGTGCAGACAGGGGGACATATATATTTTTTTTATTTTTCTTTCTTTCTTAAAAATACCCTACCTAAAAATAAGGGAAAATTTTGTGCTTTCGTGCAGACACCCTTTTTTCGGCATTTATTACATTATAAATCAGATATTTAAACACCGCACGATTTTCGTACAAAAACGTACGACTCGTACAAAAACGCACAAAAATGCATTTTGTACGGAGTACGAAGATTTTGTGCTAAAAAGTACACTATTTCGTACGCCCTTAACTATCTGATAAACAACACATAAATAGAAAGCATAGCTCATTTAGCACGATTGCACAAAAAAATAGTACGGTATCAGCAAGGGTTATATGTACAATACCTCGTTTTTTTATTGATAAAGGCAAGGATTACTCAGTTATATTTTGTACATTAGCTCCACACCTAAACCACTATGCTTTATATGATTACTACTAAGATTGAAGTTCCACAGCATCTTAAGGAGTATCTGATCGGAAAGTTCTGCAATTTGCAGGACTCTCCGATTCGCTTCCCGGATAAAACGGATATCTACCATTTTATCTACGATCTGTTAGAACGTCGTCCAGCCAACATCTTTAAGGATCATGGTAATCTCACCATCATCCTTCCTGAACGTACTACCGGGAAGGATCCTAAAACTTACAATTACCTGGGAATACGTTCACAGATAATTCTCATTCGCAAGATCGACCGCATGCTATGGGCAGAGGTGCATGATTACTTGGATGAACAAAAGCACACTTACGGAATCACCTATATCGACGGGATACACAACTTCATGACCTGCTATGGGATTGATTCTATCAGCGAAGATGCATTCAAGAAGAATTATTATCGATGGAGGGCTAATCTTCGACGAAAAGAGAAAAAAAGAGGCTATCACCGCACAAAAACATGACCGAGCAAGTGTAGTTAATTGTCCCTTTTTTGATCAAAAAATGTTCTAAAAATGCGTACTAATTGAAAATCAATAAGTTATGAATAATATCAATAATATGGGAGGCATATTATTTGCCGAAATCCTGAATACAGACGAAATAGCCCTGTTTGCAGTACATCAGAACCAGGCATGCATCAGAAGCAAGGAAGGACACGACTGGTATCCGCTTCCAACGCGAGGAGTCATTGAAGCTCCAACTGTCGCTTCCGATGATACTAAAGACGCAGGAATCACATATAAGCATTCAGCGACCATCCAGTTTCCCCGATCCGCATTAGAGGGGAATACAGCAAACGAGCTGCGCAATAAAGTTCAGACAGGCTGTGTTCTACGCTGTCAGGACACACAGGGACACAAGTATATCTATGGCACGAATGAATACCCACTCCTCGGAACCTTAAACCTGATTATAGGGAAAAAGGTAACCGACTTCACCGGATATGAGCTGAAACTTGCCGGGACCTCATTACATCCGATGCTCTCCTATATCGAAATTTAACCGTCCTTCTGCACCCTCACTAATAGGCGTATCATTGCACCAAAATCAGTGCAATGAGCCAAAAACGTATCATTCTTTCCGATTCATCGCTTAATCGTTACGGTTACCGGGTCCTTACCTCTGGAATGCTCCTCGAAGCATTCAAGAAGAACCCGGTGATGCTGTATATGCATTTTCGTGATGAAGGATCTCCCATTTGGGGAGAAACTAAAGCTATCGGGCATTGGGAAGATATACAGCTTGAAGGCGATGTACTTTCTGCCATTCCTGTTTTCGACAAGGTTGATCAACTATCTAAAGACATTGCCGCAAAATACGAAGCAGGGACTTACAACGCCGCAAGTGTCGGTATCCGCATCATTGCTACATCAGCCAACAAAGACCTTCTGGTACCTGGTCAGACTCGCGAAACAGTTACAGAGTCAGAGCTGATGGAAGCATCCATCGTGGACATACCGGCAAATTCCAATGCCGTTCGCCTCTATGATCGTTCCACATCCGTTCTTCTGGCAGCGGGTATGGACACGAATTCCGTGCCAGCATTATCAACAACTTCATTCAAAAACAAAATGACTCTAAAAGAATCATGGTCAGCTTTTTTATCTTTTCTGAATATCAGTCAAGATAAGGCAGTAACGACCGAATTATCAGCAGAGAACCTCGACTCCCTGCATAATGAATTCACCCGTCTGAAATCGGATAACAGTTCTCTCGTACAAGCTAAACAGGAGATCGATCAGAAATTATCTGATGCGACTACTGAAATAGCGACTCTCAAGACAACAGTAAGTGAAAAAGATCAAGAGATCGCTAATCTGAAAACCGAGGCAAGCGGCAAGGATTCAGAGATCACTCAACTCAAAGAACAAGTAGCCAACCTAAAGAAAGCTCCGGCACCAGGTGAACCAGCTCCTGCCCCAAAGGGTGAACCAGCCGCAAATGGAGGAAAAGAGGAACTGGCTGCCTACTGCGAGGAAAATGCCAGCAATTATCAGGGAATCACAGAACGCCTGAAAGCCGACGGACTCCTTTAATTTACTAACCTACCTTAACTATTTAAAGAATATGTCTCAAAAATTAATTGACGTATCGAAACTGAACCAAACCTTAATCACATATGATAAGGCGCTTCGCGCTCTTCCATTTGCTACCCTGCAGGAAGTTGCCGCAAAATTGGGATTGAACGTGATGGATCTGCAAGGTAAACATGCCTTGATCAATGAGCGCCGTCGTGCCGGCGGAACTCAGTCTTACAAGATTGGTAAGAACTTCCGGCTGGTTGATAAGCTGCTCGGCTATGAACCTTCCGTTATCGAACCGAAGGATGTTGTATGTATCACAAAGGAAAACTCTCAAAAATACGATGACGGTGAACTGTTGATCGTAGGAGGTCAGCCGGTCAGCAACATCAATAAGAAACATCCTCTTGAAACACGTGTTGCCTTCACATTAGTAAAATCCCATGTTGAAGATGTAGTATATACATTGTTTCATGCAGAACGTGATGAAGACTCAACTTCACCGTCAGGTGCATTTGATGGTCTGTTCACCAAAGCCGACATGCTGATTACAACAGGTGATGTCAATGCTGCTCGCGGCAACTTTGCTCCATCAGGTCTTTTTGCTTTGCCCACGAAGGATACAGACTCCGCCGCTTATGAAAATTTGGTTGAATGGATTGGTGGTGCCAACACTTACCTGCGTTCTTCCAAATCGGGGATTCCACAATTACTTTGTGCCGAAACGGTCTTGATAGCTGCACGCTCTGCTCTCCGCAACAAACTGAGTATGCAGGAATATCCTTCCATGCAACGCATGATTGAACTTTTGCGTGAAGACGCAATGTGCCCTGCGCTTGAAATCCTCTCTCACGAAGCATTGGGGCAGGGATCACGCCTGATCCTTCAGAAGAAAGGCAATATGGATGTTGCTTTCAATACCCAAGCCGCAACCAAGTTCTGTCAAATTCATGATATCTACGAAGATCCGAATGAATGGCAGTTCTGGCTGCAAACCGGTTATGACACCCGTATCCGCGACTGGCATGAAAAAGTATACCGCTGTAATGAGCAAAAGAATGAATCTCTTGACCTCGCAGGAGACTATTGCAAGACCGGAGGCGTACAAGTTGATATCACAGGAACGGAGAATGCTGTCTGGAGCATCAAAGGCAAAGTTGCTGAACGTAGCAATGGTCAATGCATCATCGGTCTGACACCCGGTAAGTACACTATTGAGTTTACTGCTGTAGACGGTAAGACTAAACCTGCCGATCAGGAAGTAACTGTAGTGGAAGGCGAGGTAACAACCGCAACTGGTGCTTATACCTAAACTGAGATAAAAAAATGAGCGGCCATTTTTGGTCGCTCTATTCTATTCACTCTTAACAATTACACTAATGAAAAAATATACTTACCTAATTTTCTGTTTGTTATTTGTGGCTTTGGTTATTGCAATCCCGGAGCTGCACCCTCAGACATGCCATCTTGATGGAGATACATTGACCATGCTGGCAGCTGGTCCGGCCTTCGCACCGCTGAAATGGAATGTCGGTCAAAATAATATGGGAGGATATAAAGGACGTTTGCTGTTTATCCCATTCGATGCTCCCAATACAGTGCCAACCGTTCCGGATCCCGGCAAAGCTGCAGACAATGAAGCACTAGTGACGGCAGCCGGTGCATTTGCTTTTCCTGCAGAAGGAACATATAAGCAACCTATTTATCTATATAGTACAGATGCGACAGTCGAATATAAAGCGGAGCAACAGGGAGAAGCTGACGGGATCAGCTATAAACTGACGCTAAGCTTCTTCTTCCCTGGTAATACCCAAGAAATGCATGCATTCAATGCATTGGTAAAAAACACAGCCGGCTATTATATCTTTGAAGACTCCGACGGCAGGCAAATGATCATGGGACAGCCGGGATTATATGCTTCTACTGCTCCTTCCTTCAATGGAGGAAAAGCAAGAGGTGACCGTCGCGGTACCACCTATACGGCTACCGCCGATTCCAATTATTCAGCAATCTTCCTGGAAACTCCTATTGATATGGAAGTCATAGGCGGATTAAAACCAGCCCCAACACCTCCAAGCGAATAATATGATCAGACAAGAACAACTCAACCAATGGTTAGGAGACCGTCAGCGCAAATATGTTGACGGCCTGGTTCTTTTCAATGCTCTCGCAAAGGAAGCTATGAAAAAGAAATTTGCTGCTTACCTGGCAGCAGCTCCGGAAGATCCCCACATCTTTGATCCGCATTTCACCCAACTCGTTAATTGCTTGTCCAAACTCGACAAGAAGATTAAATTCTCCCCTTCCTTATATCCTGCCGCAATGGAAGAAATTGTTGTAGTAAAGACCATGAGCGAGAATGATCGAAAAAAAACGATCGAATCCAAGCAAGCGAATATCGCCTCCCTGGAAGAGTTAGTCAATAACCTTCGGTCACGAATTGATAGTTTGGAGAACGACAGTGAAAGCCATGCTGATGAACTTGTTTCCCTTCAGGAACAGTTTGACGAGAAAATGTCAGAGTTATCTGCCTTGCAGAACGAAGTGAACGCTCTGAACACACCTGGTGTCAAGATCATCACAGAAGAATCACTCAGCCCGTCTATTCGAAAGGCTTATGCCCGTATCAAGGAAATCGCACCTCTATATGCAAGCTTGCATAACGATGTAGCTAATTCGGAGATCCCGGCAGAAGAACGGCAGCCTATAGCCGAAGAGCTCTGCAAGCTCGATGACGAACGCCGCCGGCTTTGGAAGCAGATCGACAGCTGGGCAGAAGGAAAAGGTGAACTGAGCCTTAAAGAGAAACGACCGGTATACAGTGAGAATGGCGTAGTACGCGGTATTGAGATCGCACGTCAGATTAAACGTCTGAAACAAAACATTACTAACAGCCAATCTGCTGCTAACCGCGCCGAATCTCAAGGTAAAAAGACTGTTATGCAAAATGCCTTAGATCGTGTTGCCGGCTACCAAGAAGAACTGGCAGCACTGGAAAAGGAAATTGCGACGCAACAGAGTGCAAGTAAGGAATAACATCAGAGGCATTGCCCCTGGATCTATGAACAGTTCATGCACAAGCGAGGGCGATACATCTAGTGTTGTCCTCGCTTTCGTTTGAATACAACAAACCACTATAGTTATGCCTAAGAAAGATCCCACATATGACCGGATAGAACGTGCCTTGTTCAAAGACAGAGAGGAAGCATCAAGCATCCTGTCCCAACGGGAAATGGAAATCAAAAAACGAATGATGCTATGTGTCAGCAAAAAAATGGAAGATCCTCTGATCCAAGACACCGAACTTGTCAACTTCCTGATGAATGGATGCGGAGGTAACGCAGATGCCGTATCACAGTCACAAGCATACCGGGACATCGGCATGATCAACAGATTAGTTGGCAACATTCAACTGGCCGCAAAAGCCTGGTATCGGTACATGATTGTCGAAGGCGGGAAAAAAGCCTTCAGTATGGCAATAGACAAAGAAGATGCCAAGGGAGCAGCTGCAGCGTTGGACAAGATAGGTAAATACACTCGCTCGGACAAAGAAGATGAGAAATTCGACTACTCCCAGCTCGTTCCTCCATCATTTGAGCCTTCAGATGATGTTACCCTTCTGGAGGGTCTGGAACCTATTGAAGACCTTGAAGGAACCAGGTCAGAAATGCGAAGCAGATTCAAAGGTATGTTGAGCAAAAAAGCGGTGGACATTCGTCCCATCGAAGAGGAGGAAAAAGAATGAGTACACCCCTCTCTCCTATCTTATCTGCCCGTGAACGCCGCAGAAAGCAATATGAAGTCGTAGACAAATTCTTCAATAAGATGCAGCGCCAGGCGATGGCCATCAACGCACATGACGAGTATATAGTCGCATCACGTGGTACCGGGAAGTCCGAAGGTATTGATGCCCGAATTATCCTTCGGAACGTATGGGAAATGCCGGGATCTTTGGGTGGTCTCATCTCTCCGTCATACGCCAAGGCATGGGGAAATACTCTTCCGGCAATCTGCAAGGCTTTGGCTGAATGGGGATACATTCAAGGCATTCATTATGTCGTTGGTCATAAAGCTCCTGCAAGCATGGGATTCGCCAAGCCTGTCCGTCCTGTCCTGGGTGAAGGCTGGAGCAATGCATTCCACTTTTGGAATGGTACGGTCATGGTGATCCTGTCATTCAACCAAGGGATGTCTGCCAACTCCATGTCGCTGGATTGGGTGATAGGCCCTGAAGCTAAGTTTCTCAACTATGAGAAGATTAAAAGTGAAGTGGATCCTGCCAACCGAGGCAACCGGCAATACTTTGGTGAATGCCCGCACCATCACAGCGTAAGCTACTCCACAGATATGCCGACCGCATCGATGGGGAAATGGATCCTGGACAAGATGGATGAAATGTCCCCACCTCACATCAACCTGATCAGAAACTTATATCTCAAACTGCAGGAGTACAAACGCAAGCCACTCACGGATCATGTGATGCGTCAGATCAAAGAATATCAATTTGACCTTGATCTAGCGAGGAAATACCAGCCTCCAATCAAACCGCAGCCGGGGAAAACTAAAGAATATACAGTTTTCTATGGTGAATACGACGTATTCGACAACCTTGAAGTGCTGGGAGAAGATTTTATATGGCAGATGTATCGTAACTCACCACCGCTAATTTGGCGTACCGCTTTCATGAACGAACGCCTGTTCCGTGTACCGAACGGCTTCTATTCTGCGTTGGATGATAATATTCACTTCTATATCCCGAAAGACAATGGACGCCTCCGGAATCTTGGGTGCAACTGGGGAAAACTGACCTCCTGCGGCTGTTTGGGAGACGGAGATCTTGACTTCGATCAGGAATTGCACCTGGCATTCGACTCAAATGCATCCATCTCCACAGCTGTCGTAGGCCAACTGAATGAACACACGATGCGCATTCTCAAGTCATTTTATGTCAAAACACCAGGGAAGCTACAAGATCTTGTCAAGATGATAGCCGACTACTACCGTCCGAAACTTAATCACGATATAGTAGTCTACTATGATCATACGTTCACCTGGGAGTCAGGATCCACTACAGAAACTTATGCCGATATCATTGAACGGGTATTCAAAGAGAATGGATACAACGTGACGATGGTCTATGTCGGTCAAGCCCCGAAACATGAGTGGAAGCATCTGAATATAGACTTGACTCTGAAAGGAGATCCGCAATTTCTGTGGGTCCAAATAAACTTGCATCAAAATGAATTTCTGAAGATCGCAATGGAACAGACTGGCATCAAGCAGGGAAAGAATGGATTTGAAAAGGATAAAACGCCTGAAGGGAGCGATGACACTCCTGATAATCCGGATGAATATAAGACGCACATAACTGATGCATTTGACACGCTGTGGTTAGGCATGAACTTCTATTTCACGGCACCTGGATCAAACTCTAGTGGGGTATTCTTCCTGAATAACAGGTAGCCACCAACCAGTCTCAAGCAATTCTCATAGAAAAAAAGGCAAAGAGCTGATAACCAATAAAAGGGGAGGAAAAAGAGGGAATATTTTCTCCTTTTTCTCCCATCCGATCACGCACCGCCCTAAGAAAATGTTTCGATCTAAAGTTTTTTTTCACCCCTTATATGCTGGGCTTTGCCTCCTGTAAACAAATTTCATTTTATCATTTTTGGGCCTCTGCCATGTCCTTTACGACCTACTGCATACCCGATACCTTTGCTGAAAAACAAGACATGGACCCTATCCTTAAACAACAATTACTCGCATTCATACTTGGTGGTAGCTTCCTATCAACCATCACAGGATTCGTCACCCTCAAATACACTAAAAAGCAGGCAGAAGCTAAAGCCCTAAGCTCTGTACAAGACGTATATCAGGAACTCATAGCAGACCTGCGAGCTGATAAGGAAGCAATGAAAAAAGATAAAGTGGAAAGCGAAACGAGATGGACAATCCGCATTGAAAAGCTGGAAAGCAATCAGCAATCGCAGGATAAAAAGATAGCGGATAACGAAAAAGAAATAGCTGATCTCAAACGATTCAAATGTATAAACCTATCGTGTAACAATCGAAAACAATGAAACACTATGCACACATTCTTATTTGTACTGCCAGCCTTGCATGCGCTTGTTCTTTTTGTGGTTGCCGTGCTACTTATCAAAACGATAGTAGCACTCAAGAGCAAACCCGTCTTTCTATCTCAGACTCAGCTCTACGCATCAGAACTGAAGATACCTGCTCCCGATTCAACCTTAATCAAGAAGAAGCGGGCAAAGGCTGGAAAGTCAAAGTTAACTTCGACACATCAAAGCCGGCAGATCCGGAGACCGGCTTATCCCCGATATCGAATATCGAGATTGAAGGGAACGAAAAGACAGTCAAGACCTTGCTACAGGAAGATGACACTATACACGTATCTGAGAGTCAAGAAACGAAGAATGATCTCACGCTTCAGCAAAGCAAACAGTCAGCCTCCCACAAAGATGCCGGCAGTTCTGTAGCTGCCGGGATAGACAACGGGATCAAGTATGGCCTGATCATCGGGATCCCTATTATTCTTATCATCTTAACATTAATCATCCATGCAAGATTCAAGCAAAAGGATTCATCAAAGTAAAATATGGAAGCTGATGGAACGATATGCGGATGGGAAGCCTATAGAGTTTTCCATCCAGTTCTGCAAGAAGAGTACCGGGGAACTAATCACTTATGAACGTGCTGTACTCACTTCATTTCATAGCAGCGGTAGTACAATCAATGTACTGCAAGCCGGTGAAGCCACACCACGCAAGATCCGGCGCTGCCTTATCACCCAGTTTAATCATCTCAAAGTATATTTCTAATGAAATCAGAGCAACAACCTAACCTAGTTATGAAAGGGTACGAAACCTATGCAGTCCTGAAAGGAGGTGAGAAAGTTATTCAATTCAGTGATAACAGCGACATTGTGACTGACAAGGAGGCATCAGCCGTTGAAGTCGTCCCTAAGGGAAAGAAGGATCCGATCAAGTTCATTCCACGCGGAAGGAATAACGACATGATGTACGACATCATGCGTAAAATCGGCACCAACGTTACCATCGGCAGTAATGTTGAATTTAAGAATAAAGTCGTGTTTGGAGACAGCATCCTTGTCTACAGGAAGAAACGCGACGGAAAAACCCGCAAAATCATCAAAGAAGAAGTGCTTCCGGAAGAAGAACCCGAAATCTTTGAGTTTCTTGAGAACAATAACTTCAACTTCATCCGTGTAGAGCTCGCTAATGATCTTGTCATCTTCTACGATGCTTATTTAGAGTATATACTCAGCAATGATCCTAAATCGCCCAAA